TACAAAGTTTAGCCGACGCTAGAAATCAGTGGGCAGATTTTAGAACCGTGATAGAGATAATGAATAACAAAGAGCATCTAACATTAGATGGCTTGGATAGAATATTAATGATTAAGGGTTTGATTTAATGGGACTTAAAGATATAAATAAAGATAGAACAATAGTAATTACCGGAAAACATGGTAGCGGTAAATCTACTATGGCAAAGGAGATGTTTGAAGATGCTATTATCTACTACGCTAATGATATGGAAATACATGATGTCTTTTCACTACCAAAAGAAAGAGGAATAATTATTGAAGATATTCACTACAAGCCAAAGACAGATGAGATTCTAAATGTTCTCAGAAACTATGGCGGTACTGTAGTAATGACTTCTCTAAATCAAAAAGATGTTCCTTCTTCTATCAAGAATATGGTGAAGTTCAAGAGAGCAGGTAAAACCAAATATCTCAGAGATGAGATTAAGGAATTAGCACCTAGATGTGAAGAACCATTCTCTAATGAGAGAGATATGTTTTCTTTGATTATGGAATATCTAAAGAATAGTGATAGAGACTTAGTAGTAGATTTACTGAAGTTTAACAAACCTGCGGATACTCAAATTATGACTTGGTTAATTGAGAATATTCATCCAAACAAAATACTGTTTGTAGATGGAGTTGTTAAGAGAAGATGGAGTCAAAGATACTTCTATGAGATGTTAGGATATTCTTACAATGGTAAGAATTATTCAAGACCATCTTTTCCAAAGAGAGGTTCTTATTCTAAGATACCATATCTTTGTAGAAGATTAAAAGTTAGAGATGAAAGATTGCTTAGGCAATTATTGAAAGATGAAGAGTTCGCTAATTGGGCGAGAACTAAACTAAATAATTCTGAATGTAGATTATTAGGTTTAGGAGAGAAGAAAAGAAAGAAAAGAAAACCGAAAATAAAAATGAATAAGTTGAGTGATTATTATGTTATGGACTGAAAAATATAGACCGGAATTATTGCATGAAATAAAGGGACAAGAGCATTTTGTAATGGATGCCGAGAATTGGGTAGAGTTACAAAACATGCCCAATGTATTATTTTATGGAGTAAGCGGAACAGGAAAAACTGCGGCAGGATTAGCCCTAACTAGAAGTATTCTAGGAGAAGACGCTTTGGATAACTTCTTTGAGATTAATGCTTCTGACGATAGAAAGTTGGAAACGGTTAGAACTAAAATTAAGGAGATTGCTCAGAGTGGTGGATTGGGTCAAGTTCCATTCAGAATCATCCTATTGGATGAAATGGATGGAATGACTACAGATGCACAAAATGCTCTCAAGAGAATAATGGAAAGATACTCTAACAATGTTAGATTTATTATTACTTGCAATGATAGGAGTAAGATTATTTTCGCCCTACAAAGTAGATGTGCAAACTACCACTTCAAACCCCTATCTTATCAAACAATCTTAGGAGTATTGAATGAGATACTTACTAAGGAAAACCATGCAGGTAGGTTCCCCGAAACGGAAATGTTAGCCTTTATTAAGGCATATGAGGGTGATTTAAGGAGGACAATTACCGAACTTCAAGCGGCAGTTGCATCCAATAAACCATTAGCAATTCAAGTGCAATCGGGACTACAAGAATATGAAAATATGTTAAATGAAATAATCAATAAAAATACGAATGTCTTAACCCAATTACACAATCTTCTTTACGATGGCAAAACCATCAAAGATATCTGTTTGGGCTTACATGATGTTGTAGTCAATGCAGAATTAGATAACAGTACCAAATACAAATTATTACGGGTGATAGGCGAAAGTGAATGGCGTTCCTCTACTATGACACCGAGAGTATTACTCTCATGGATGGTAGGGCAATTGATATGAAAAAAACAGAGTTGAGAAACATGGATGAAAAAATAAAAGCAGAAGTAGAACAAGGAGCAAACCTTCTAGGTCTTAGCGCAGAAGATGCTATGGCAAAATATGAAGGCATTTGTAAAGAAACAGGAATAGAATTGTCAAGTCCTATTGGACTTGCACAGTGGAGAAGTTATGTTGCTAACGCAAGAAGGCAAAAGAATACCTCCTCCAACAGTGGTAGTAATTCTCTTTCAAAGAAGGCCTTTGGGTTCTTCGTTTCTTTGGAATCTCCTAGAGATACTATGGTATGGAATAGAAATAGAGCAAAAGAAGAGTATGCAAGAAATCCGGATGCTGCACTAGAAGCAGGATTTATTGCTACGGCAGAACAAACAGATAGTGGTTCGTGGAAAGTATTGAGAGTTCACAATGGAGAATTTCAAGAAAGAATCGTAAAGTCACTACCGGAAGGAGCAGAAGAAGTAGATGGAAATACAATCATTCCTCTAGATTCTACTCAGAACTATCCGAGTGGCGCAGTTAACAGAAACTATGGAAAGCCTCTTCCTGCTAATGAATTTAGAAGGACAGGAGTATTCTATGGAATGGTTGGCGACGATTCAGAAATGAAGTCTTACAACTTCTCTTACAAGAAGAAGGGCTGCATTGACTTTGCACCAAACTGTTTTGAGTTCTTGCACATGTCTGTAATTAAGAATGATAACGGAGAAGATATCTATGGATATACTGAGGTTACTCTAAATAGCCTAGTAATGAATAGTAGTCTTGACCCCGAACATGAAGATTATAGAGATATGAACAACTACAACTTCGTAGAGGTTCTCACTGAGAACTACTCTTCTAAGATTGCAGAACTAGTTGATATTGAAAGGCAGCATACAAACAATGCTATGCTTGCAGTAAAGGAAAGATATCTAATTACTGATGGAACAGTTTGTAATATGAACATGACTCCTTACGGAAACGGAAACAGAGTTATCAATATTACAGATTTGAATGCTGAGTTTGATTATGAAAATGGAAATAATATGACTACATGTTGGGTTCCGGAACATATCAACATTGACTTTGGCATTGGAAGTAATGTTATCGTAATTGGAAGAACTTCCCAAAGACAAACAGAAGAAGGCCCACAACCTGTTACAATCAATGTCTCCGGATTATTGGTAGTAGAGAGAGTTGGCTCTCCTGTGGAAATCGAAACGATTGAAGAAACCGACGACGATTGGTTTAGTTGATACTCCGAAGGGGTCGTTCCCTCACATCGCAAGTGTAAGTGTAAACTTGTGGAGAAAAATAGATGCTCAATTGGGTGCGAAGCCCATCTCCTTAGAGGAATAATTATGTTAATTAATGAACGATATATATTGAAAGAAGGAAGTTATCTTGCAGATATTGCAAGTGCTGACTTTATTACAATGAGAAGAAGCGAGAAGGGTGTAATGTTGAAGTTACACTTTGACACTAAAGAAATTAGATATGAATGTAAGATTCTAGAAGCAGAAGAAATCCTATCAATTTGGTCTGAGTTTAAGGGCAATAAAATTGATTTTGATTTTGTAGAATGGTTAGGTGAATAAAATGGGATTATTAAATAATAATATGGAAAATGTAGAGAAGGATATACAAGCACAAAAGAAAAGTATCTTCGGAAAGAAGCAAGAAGAGTTCAACAATTCTTTTGCAGATTATATGAAGAAGAAAAGAGAAGCAAAGAATTCTAGAATGGTTCTAGGTATTTGGGGAGAACCTAAATGCGGAAAGACAGGAATTGCTTTGGATTTTCCCGACAGAAATATCTGTGTCCTAGATTGGGACAAGGGAGTAGATTCTACATGGAGAGAATGGCACAATTCTTCGGAAAAGATTGATGTCTATTGCCCGATTGTTATGAACAAAGATAATGTTGTAGATATTGACAAGAGTGATGATAACTCCCACGCCTTCGTTAGATATGTTAGACAAAAGATTGAGGAAGGAGACAATCCTATCTTTGTCTTTGATGGAGTAGATACTTGGTTCCAATCTTGTTTACTCAAAGTAAATCCAAATCCTAGAGTAGTTACTAAAGTAATGCCATACCAATATGGTGCAAGAAACAATATCTTCTATCATCTATTGGAAACTATTTACCAACTGAACTGTGATGTAATTTATATTACTCACGAAACAGAGAAGTATCTAGATAACTCTCCTGTAGGAATGATGCCCAATTGGAAAGATTGGGGAGGAAAGTTAGAACAAGAAATCTATTGCACTAGAAAGAAAGTAAAGGGTGAAACTCACTTCGTTGCAGAACTAGTCGGTAGTAGAACTAATGGAAATTTAGTTGGTAAGTCTTGGACTGTTAGAGAAGGCAATCCTCCTAACATTAAGTGGAATGGTATTCCGGAACTACAAGAGGGTAAAATATGAAATTTGAAATTGATGCAAAAGTTCTCAGTAATGCACTTTCAGATATTCAAGGAAAGGGTAAGTATGGATTAGTGAATACTAATCTACACGATTTAGTATCCTGTTCTTTGGAAGGAGATGTATTAGAGATTTGGAATGCCAATACAACCCTTAGTCTGAATATCAATTTGCAGGTCACTAATCATAGTGATGGAGAAATTGTTTTTGATGCAAAGGAATTGCTACCTTTTCTGAAGAAGTTCAATGGAACGATTACTGTAGAGGGTGGAGATGTTCTAACTATTGCAGACGAAGAACAAAATGTTACTCTCCCTAGAATAGTATTGCATCCTAATCAGAATGCAATCTCTAGACTAAGAGGAATGTTAAACCATATTCAGTATGAAACTCCCGAAGAACTTTTTCTATTCGGGAATGGAAAGTTCGAAGGAGCCTTTACCTTACATGCGGATTATTTTAAAGAAACAATAGATATGTGCGAACTTGTAAAGAGTGGAATCTACAGATTAGATTACACAGGACAAGAACTTACCATCAGTTCTCAAAATACTCCGACTAATAAATACTCTAGAGAATTACCAATAGAGAATGCCATTGGAGAACCGGCCACTGTAGAGTGGTCTTCTCCACTACACAAATTTTTCAAAGGAGAAATAAACTTCTATGTAAAGGATGAGTTTCCACTTCTTCTAATTTCTGAAGACAGAAAACTAATCTGTGCGCCACATACTAGGTGATGTAATGATAATTGATGTAATGAATAATAATGATATATTTTTATCTTGGAGAGAAAACGGAGAAAAGAAGATTGATATTAAATCTTTCAGACCGTATTTCTATGTCGAAGATTCACATAAAGAAATTGCATCTTACAATGTGTCAAAGTATTTGAAAAGAGATTTTGAATATGAAAGCGGAGAATGGTTTTCTTTAGAAGGAACTAAACTAAAGAAAGTCTATGTTGATGAATATAAAGATATGAAAAGAGCAAGAGAAAGATTCTCCCAAACATGGGAAGCAGATGTTCCTTATCATAGAAGATATGCAGTAGACAATCTAACCGAGTTGCCCGAATACAATATGCGTAAATGGTATTGGGATATGGAATGGCAACAAGGTGGAGAACATGATGGTTGTATTACTACTATTGTAGCGTATGATAATTATGATGAGAAGTTTACCCAATGGGTTTGGTTTCCTAATGAATTAGAATATGATATAGTGGATACCCCTATTGATAGAGATGAAAAACAAATAGGAAGAAGAAGGGTATTTGACGATGAAAAGAAAATGATTGAAAGTTTCATCTATCGTATGGTTTCGGCAGACCCCGACATGTTAATTGCATGGTTTGGTCTAAAGTTCGATTTGCCAAAACTTCTAGAGAGATGTTGTGTATTAGGAATCAATCCTCTTATTATGTCTCCTGTAAAAAGAATACAGGGAATCAATTCTACAAAGGATGGTTTTTCTTTCAAGAACAAAGATGGATTCTCTCCTATCTCTCAACCGATTGGCGGAAGACTGTGTTTGAATCTAGACCTAGCATTTGAAAGACAGTGGAATGATTCTCAAAGAGGCACATTACCTTCTCTAAGTCTAAACTATATTTCTGAAACTATCTTAGGAAGAAACAAATTAGAATCTGAGAAGTTTCCCGACCCTAACGAATTCTATCGTAGGGCTTGGTTAGAAGATACAGAAACCTATCTGAAGTATGCTATAATAGATGTAGAACTAATGGTGGAAATAGATGAAACTAATTTCTGTAGTGAAGCGATTATTGCCCTACAAAGATTACTAGCAGCACCATTCGATTCTTGTTTCTATGCAAGTCACATGGCTAGTGTTTACTTTATGAGAAATGCTTGGTGGAAAGCACCAACAGGATACAGGCCTAAGAACAAGAAATGTTCTAACTGTGGACATATCAATGATAAGTCTGCAAAAGAATGTTCTAAGTGTAAAGAATCTTTGACCTATCAAGGAGCAATGGTTTACAATCCTCTTAGTGAGAATACTAATGGATTGCATTTAGGTGTAGCGGCATTCGACTTTGCTGGACTGTATCCTTCAATGATATTGGCTCGCAATATCTCTTTTGAGACTATTAGTGATACACCCACTCCTTTTGCTGCTAATCTAGCAACACCAAAGGATTTCAGCCATACAGACAAAGAGGACATGGTTTACTTCAAGACTGATAAGTTGGGATTGCTACCAACGGCAGTTCTAGAATTGAAAGAATTGAGGAATGAATATAAACGAAGAATGAAAGAAGCAAGGCTATCGGATGACGGAGAATATCAGAAATGGAACAATAACCAAATGGCCGTCAAGAGATTGATGGCTTCATTCTATGGGGTGTTGGCATTTGCTGGATTTAGTTGGTCGAATGTAAAGTTAGCAGAAAGCATTACTGCAAGTGCAAGAGAAGCAATTAGAAGTGCGGCATTCAAAGCAAAGGAGATGGAAGTATGAAAGATAAAATTAGTTCTTGGATAGATTATTTAGATAATCTTAATTTTGTATCTAGCATTCTTGCTCTTGCTATTATTTCGGCAGTATTATTTTTTATTTGTGTTTGCTTCTATTTTTCTTTCTTAGAAAAAGAAGCGGCTAATAGAGGAATTGTAGAGGGAATTGTAGTATTTATGGTATCGCTAGTTGCCCTACCAATATTAGCAGTAACATCAATATTTTATGAGGTGAAAGAATGACATTAGAAACACATGTAGATGTAATAATTTGGCACGAAGATATGGAAACATTAGAAATAACTATGCAAGAAGTTAGAGAGATTATTGAATATATGACTAACCGAAAGCGAAGATTCGAAGTTTCCGTTGGAAGAACTGCGGGAACAGATGAGAACGGCAACTATGTGATGGGATATCCGGAGAGAGAAGAATGAATACTTATTTCAAAAAATGGATAGAAGAAGCCTTAGTTTCAATTGAAGGTGAATTTACTGCAAAGCACATTCTAACAAGAATAGTGGACAAGCATGGCACTAGCCCATATGTAGGAACTGTAACTGCAATCGGTTGGTATCTAACCAAACTTGACAATGTTGAACAGGTATGCAAAGGCTATTCATCTAAAACTTATAGAAAGGTGTAAAAAATGATGATGGACAAGACAAACGAATTATTAGAAGAATTGCTCGCTATGATAGCAAAGTCAAACAAGATATTGATGATGGTAAATATCGTAAACATAGCAACCATCTTAACAATAGTAACGGTGATATTATGAATTTAGAAGAAGAAATAGAGAATCTTAAGCAAAGAATCAAAGGACTAGAAAAGGACTTAGATTATCAAATAGAGCAAAACCATAACAATACAAAATTATGGAATGCAGTAGCAGAAATACAAGATGAACTCCTCAAGAAAGGATTTTGGTTTAACCATCAGTTGTGATTAGTATGAAACATGGGCTTCAATTTAATAAAAATAATACATGTAAAAGAATAATAAGAGCCTTTGAAGAAAGTGGAGAGAAGGCGTTGACTACTCAAGAAATAGTCAATATTCTTTTTCAGCAAAGAACTAGCACAGGAAAACTGTTTACTAACAACTTTACTAGACACACTATAACTCAAACACTTAACAAATATCCCTTCTTTACAAAAGTAGGTAGTAAAACCGTAAAGGACAGAAATACAGGCTACTCAGTAAACTGTTGGTCTATAGTAGAGGAGGAAGAGTAATGCCTAGAGGTTCAATCAAGAGATTAGATTGGCCTAGTCTAAGTTTGGCTATGGATGAGATTTTCCTACAACTAGAAGTTGATGAAATATGGTTAGAGGATTTAGTTCCTAAAGTTATTGATAGGTATCAGAAAATTTCGGGTCACAAAGTAGTTAATAGAAACTCCTATCCTATTTTCCGATTTAGAGGGGCTTTCAATAAAGAGGCACTCTCTAAAAGGGGTTGGTATCTTAAGAGAAAGACTAGATACTTTTTTAATACTCTTAACGGTAAAAAAACAGTTTACAGAAAGGCAAGATTAAGTAAGGCATTTAGGATTGGTGAAGAAGAATGAAGGTAGTTTATGGACATACAGATTCTATCTATGTCAAAATAGATTCTATCGAAAAGGCAAAAAAAGCCGTTATTGAAATCAATGACCATGTTAGGAAGTCTTTCCCAAATCTACTCAATCTTCCGGAGCATCCTGTAGTTTTGGAGTTTGAAAAGTATTACTCTTCACTAGGGGTTGGTTCTACAAAGAATAGAAATGCCGGACTTATTTCGTGGAAAGATGGCTATGACCTAGATGAGCCGGAATTTGTGATGACGGGCTTTACTGCTAAAAGAATATCTGAGACTCCTTTAGCAAAAGATGTTCAAATGACAGTTTTGCGGAAGTGGTTGAATGGAGAGTCTAGAAAAGAAATCAATTCTTGGCTACATTCCAAATATAATTCAATAATAAATGGCGATTTTTCGCTTTTGGATATAATTAAAAGAAGCCGACTCAAAGAAAATAGATTTAACTTAAAATGTCCTTCTTGTAATAGAAAATACACGGTGCAAGACTGCTATTCTATAGAATACTGCACCAAATGTGGTAAATCTAAGGAAAAATTCGTGACAGTTGATGGTAAGAGGCCTATTTTTGGTGAAGGTATTGCCGGAATCCTATATGGGAGAGAAAAATTGGACATGGAATACGATGATTCGTACTTATTCGTAAAGGTAAAGTCAAATGATACCTATACTCATCCTTTAACAGATGAGGAAAAGCAAGTAGAATATTTTTCTGCAACAACTTATGATGATTTTAAGAATGTTAAGCCAAACTTAGAACATTATGCAAAAGTTGTGATGAAAAAGGCCGAACCTGTTTACAAGGCAATGGGTTGGGAATTAGATTCGATTAGAACAGGAAGCACTCAAAGCACATTTGAAGATTGGTGGTGAAATAAAAATGACATATGAACAAGAAATGGAAGAGATGGATGAATATACCTATCAGTGGTTGCCGGAAAATTATGATAATGAAGATGAGCCTATTTTGAAGATTACGAAGTCTTCAATGATGAGCCACCTTTGGTGTCCTAAGAAATATCAGTTTGGATATATTGAGAGATTACCTCAAGACCAAACAGAAGCGATGAGAAAGGGAACTTATGTTCACAATGCTAGAGAGGCTTTCTTCAATGACTTTGATATCAAGAAAGCAGAACAAATGTCTCATAATGAATTGCTAGACTATTGCACAAGTTTGTTTCCTGTGGATGACTACTTTGATGACTATATTGCAATTGCTGCATTTGAGGCAAATAGGTTTGCTGAGTCTAAACTAGAAGGAAAATTGGATGACTATCTACCCCCTTGTAATGAAGGAAAGTTTGATTGCGAGATTGTAATTCCTGCAAATACAGACCCGAAGTATCCTCTAAGCAGAGAATACAAAATACACCTTCAAGGAATTATTGATAGAGTATTTGAAGAAGATGGCTCTTATATTCCAATGGAATTAAAGACGGGCAAGTGGACTGATAGTAAAGTTTCTAGCATGAGAAAAGAAATGGCTTTCTATAAAATACTTATTGAGAATTCTAGTGATGCAGTATTAGAACAAGCAGGACTACAACCTAATGTTCCTGTTACACATTGGTCTTGGTATTATCCAACTTCCAATTATATTTATGTTGAAGAAGTAAAGAAATCTTCTGTTACTTCAGTAATGAAAAGTATTGCTAGGTTGATTTATGCTTATGAGCAAAAGAACTTCCCTGCAAAGTTTTTCTATAGAACTTGCGCTCATTGTTCTTACTTTGGAATTTGTGAAGCCGCTCAAGAAGATACATGGGTGTGATAATTATGAATGAATTAATCAAGAAAAAAGTCCTATCTAGGAATTGGTCTTTCAATGAAATATCAAATCTAAAAGATACAATACTAAAACTATCTAGTGAACTATATTCTGAAATGAAACTACAGGAAAGATTCGATATGCTAAGAGAACTTAGGATTAGAGAAGATTATGTAGGATTTACATTTGAAGATATTATGCGACAAGCAGTAATGGCTTCTCTTCAAGGAGAAGTTGCAGGAACAATAAAAGATATGCTAAACAATGCAACAATAAATTTTGGTGATAACAATGAAGTTTCCGAGAGAAGTGTGGGCAGGGAGTCACATCAAGAACGCCCCTCAGATGAAAAGGAAGATAGTAAGAACGAAGAGTGAATATACTGCGTTTGTAAAATCGCAGAATAATCGCACTAATGTTTATACTACAGTCTATGACTTTGAGAAGTTTAGTGAGATGGCAAAGATTGACTCTAGTGTAATTCTAGATAGAATCTTTTTGGACTTTGATGCTCATGGAGATAAGTTGGACAATGCCTTTGAAGATTTGAAAATGGTTCTAGAATATGTCATCACAAATGACATAGAACATAATTGCTTTTTCTCCGGAAGAGGTTTTCATCTATTTTTGTTTGGAGAAGTTACTAATGATATTCGTAATATTCAAGCATACTTTAGAGTAATTAAGAATTATCTAAAACAGAATACAAACTATGAGATTACTCTCGATGATAGAGTTGGACAATCCACAAGATTAAGAAGAGTCCCTAATACTGTAAATATGTCTAGTAGAAATGCAGACGGAATACCATACTATTGTATTCCTATTTTCTACGAAGATTTGGTAAGAGGATTAGACCATGTTCTCAAGTTGGCAGAAAAGCCTAGACTTATACCTAAAAGAAAAACAGGTTCTAAGAAAATAGTTTGGCCTAAAGCCAAGCCACTAGATTCTGTAAAGGGAGAAGTATCTCCTGTAATCTTTGAAGGAAGACTTCCTCTACTTCCTTGTTTGCATAGTGCAATCATGGTAGAGAATCCTAGTCATATGGCTAGGGCATATCTTGTATCTTGGTATAGAGATTTATTATCGGGATGTAGGAAAGGACTAAACAATGAGCAAAAGTCCGAGATTTTGGAAAAGGTTGTAGATGAAATTAAATGGATTGCTACAACGCATGATGAAGTGTGGCTAGATTGGGATGAAGCCGAAACTAGAAAACATGCAAGATTCACGGTATTTGGGGAATACTCCACGCCCCATTGCCAAACCAAACTGATACCCGAAGGGTATTGTATTGGTAGATGTTGGAGATACCCCGAAGAGGTGAAAGAATGAATATAGATAGTTTAACACACGCAAGTATATGTTTAGATAACGCATTAGAAGAAGCACTGAAAGGAAATCCCGAAAAAGCAAGGGAATACATTCGTAAGGCAAAAGAAAGTTTGGAGTGGTTTGAATGAAACAATTAACACTAGATGATTTTGGATTAATGATGGAAGGACAAACTAAGTTAAGTGATTTTTATGTTAGTGATAGACAGTAGAGAAAAGAAAGGTTCTCTACTCGTAGATTTGGTAGAGCAAAAAGCCAAGTCTATGAATATCAAAACAGAAAAGAAATGGCTTGAGATTGGAGACTATGTTTTTGATGATGTTTGCTTTGAAGCAAAGTCCGTTGTAGATTTTATTGGTTCTGTAATGTCTAAGAGAATTTGGACTCAGATTGACAATATGGATAGACACTATAACCATAACATCGTTATTATCTATGGCTCTCTTACCGAAGGCATTAATAACATAATGCAGAATAGCAAATCTAAGTTGCCTCCTCCTGCGAGGTCTGTAATGCTAAACAATAAGTTTCTAGGTGGTTTAGGAAGAATCACATTAGATACAGATTGTAAAGCATTTTGGGTTCCAACGGAGACAGAAGCGGCTAAGATAATAACTGCAATCTGCAAAATGAAACCGATAGAAAGAGAAGTAATAAGACCGGAATTATTCAAAAGAATTACTACTGACGATTTAAGATTAGATTTGCTATCGGGCATAAAAGGCTTATCAGTTAAGAAAGCCAAAGAACTCCTAAAGGAGTTTGGTTCCATTATGGAAATAGGGGAACAGACGGTTGACGAACTGAAACAAATAGATGGTATCGGAACTACCATTGCCGAAAGAATATTGAAAGTTCTGAACAATGAAGATAAGGTGAAAATATGAATGAAGATATAAATATAGATGAGTTGGCAGAACTTGTAGATATTCCCGAAGAATATCACGGTCTTGCCTTAGAGGAAAGTATGCCTAAGTTGGTAGAAGATTGGACTAATGCAGTAGTTAGTGTTTCTAAGAAAAATGACATACCTGCAACAACTTCTTTCTTCGTTATCTTAGGACAGATAACAAAAGACTTCGTGAGAATTCCTAGAGGAGAAAATACTGAAGATAGTAGAATACATTTCTGTTGGATGCAGACTTCCGGTAGTGGAAAAAGCACACTATGGAACTTCGTACACAAGGTAAACGATGAAGTAAACGAAAAGATAAATCTCTTTGAGGGAACTAATATTATCGAAGAACCCGATGTATATATTCCAAACAGATATGACCTTTTCGATATCATAGACTATACTGATGCCGCTTTGATTGGGTTCTATGAGAAGATAGATAATCCGGAACTTGAAGAATATAGAGCATTGAGTTATGAGGATAGAGAAGATACTCCACAACCGGAGAAGTATATTTTTGAAAGAAGGTCGGGCGCATTAGAAGGAAATGGTTTAGCCCATTGGGATGAATTCGAATACTCCGGTATTTTCAAACAAGGACAACACAAAGAAAATGCCGTAGTTTACATGAATACCTTCATGAATACTTTGGAAGGTGATGCTTGCGTTATTACTAAGAAATTGAAAGAAGGTCACATAATGGAATGTCGTTGTGAAAGGTCTGTATGGGCTAGCACATATATTCCTCGCCACTTACAAAAAGTAATCACTAGCAATGGAGTATTACAAAGAATGTTAATCTATGTAAGAGAAGTTCCCGAAGAAGAAATTGATGAAATGAATTTGGAAACAATTGCACTTTCTGGAATAAGAATCAATACAGAAAAAGATGTATCGAAGTTTTCTAATGCTTTGTTCAGACTATACACTGATGTAAAAGCCGAGTTTATTCAGAATGGTTCTGACCCATTCTCTACAATAAAATATAGTGCAGGGTTTGCAGAAGCATTGGTAAATGAATATAAGAAGATGAGAGACTACATCAAATCTTGCCATCCGGAAATCCGCAAAGTAGTTAGGACTTTTATAACAAGAATGAATGTTCAACTTCTCAAACTTTCCGTTCTTTGTTGTATTGCTAACAGTCCTAGCGTAAAAGACCCAACTAAGAAGTTCATTGTTACTCCAACGCATGTTAGACAGGCATATATTTTAACCCAACAATGTTATATCACATTGGTAGAGTGGCTAGAACAGAGCCTCAAGGTTCATAACTCGGTATTGACTCAAGCGAAGTCTAGTATATTCGTAGATAAATACACAGAGATGATTAACGAAGGAGAAGGAAACGATGGATTCATCAGTAAGCCTAAACTGTTTGCTAGAGTCCAAGTATCCGGAGTTTCTAGAGCGCAGTGTTACAGAGATTGGAAACATGCAGAAAAGAAATTTACTTTGGATACTAAGGGAAGGTCAGTATTCGTTAAATTGAAAGGAGATGAAAAGAAATGATATGGGAAAACCATTTTTTAGTGTTTGATGTAACTAAAGGGCCAAAGGTCATAATTGAAGCATTGAATACTTATGGAGAAGAAGGTTGGGAATGTGCATCTATGATTGCAGTAGCAAATACTAACATCGTAGCCTTCTTAAAGAGAAGAACAGACATAACAGATGAACAACCAAAGGATGAACAAGCAGACAAACTTGCTAAATTGTGGGGAAGTCCTGCTAATAACAAGAAGGAGTGAATACCATGTCCGTGTTAGCCATTGACTTAGAAACAAAGAACATGTCTTATGAGATTGGAGGGTTTGCCAATACTCACATGTTCCAAGTTTCTACAGTGGCAACATGGGATGGTACTAGCGGAACAGTCTACGCAGATGTTCCTCTAGATTTCGCTAAGTCCGATGTTGTGGTAAAACCACTATCGCAATTAAAGTATGATTTAGATGACCACTTTCAAAAAGGTGGAAAGTTACTAGGCCATAATATTGCGGCATTTGATTTGCCTGTTTTGAGAGATGCTATGGATATTTACTGTGTTCGAAAATACTTGAAAGAGGAACAGTATATTGATACTAGCAAACTATTAGTTAAGGAGCATGGAGAAAGATTTCAATTGAAAAATTTGGTAAAGTGTTCTCTGTCTGATTCTAAACTTATGGAAAGTGCAGATGCTCCTAAACTTTGGAAAGCAGGAAACCATAAAGAAGTGGTAGAGTATTGTTTGAAAGATACTCAGTTAGTCTATGACCTATGGAAATATGGTCAAGAAAATACTTTTGTTAAAGCATTCTCGATAGAGAAAGAAAAATTTGTAGAATTAGGAGTTGATTGGTAATGAGTACAACAGAATGGTTGGGTCTAATCCTCTTTCTAATTATCGTGACATTGTTGTTCTTTGCAGCATTTGGTGGTTCTAAACTACAAGATTCAACTGTAGAAGAATACCTTTCACGATTGATGAAGGAAGAGGAGAAGCGTGGGCCTTAGAAAAAAGTGCCGTTATTGCGGCTCGCAAACAATTGCGAGAAGATTAATGGGATTCTATCTAGGGTCTAATGATAAAACAGAATTGTGGGAATGTAGAGAGTGCTTTGGCATTTGGTCAAATAAAACAAAATAAAGGGGTCGCCTTCGGGCGGCCCCTAACTTTTTTTTTGGATTTTTAAAAATCTGGGAAAATAAGGCATTTTTTCTATCGTAAAAAATACTATTTTAATTTTGCACATTTTATACTTAATCTAATTGAGTAAAGAACTTACTTTAGAAATCATAGAGCCACTGCAATGACTATGAATGGAACGGCAATGACTACATTTGGAGAAACCCCATCACTTATGACACATACTGCTTCAAACTCTGCATCGAATCCTGCACCGGAAACCGCCGGTCTTGCGCCATTAATTGTTAAAGTATTGTAGGTTGCACCATTAGTGGTTCCTGTTGAAGCAACAGAAAATCTATTTCCTGTATCCGAATTTTCATTGGTTTTAGTAACAGTCCAAGAGAAAGTGTAACTTCCTGTTCCGTTTGCGGGAATAACTGTTGCGTCTAATGCCCCTATCAGTGTTGTAAAAGTAGCAATTGAACCTGTATGAGGAGCAGACATATCAGCCATATCTATTAAAGAGGGCCCGTCAATAGTAGCGGATAGATTTGTAAACGACCCTTGTTGGGCACAACCTGTTAAAATAATATACATATCAACCAACTACCATCCAATTATTAGAACCAATAGCAATACAAGTTGCTGCTTTGAAAGTTCCTAAAGTGAAGTCTGAACCTGCACCATTGATATTATTCCCATTACGGCCAATAGTGATATTTCCACCTGTTGTATTTAGAATAGCATAATGTTCACCAGCAGTTGAAGTTGAAGGTAAAGTAATATTACCTGCACAAATGTTGTATCTTCCAGCATGTGCGGCTTCAGTTAAAGTAGTGCTTGCTGAAACTGAAACTGTTAGTAATCTTGTGTTTCTAAATGTACCGCCTGTAAGAATATCAAGAGTGGCATCAATAGTAGAGGGAGCATGACCAATCCCTACTTTATCTGTACTTGCATCTACTCGAATCATATTTTGATTTCCTGTGCTTTCAACTCTAAGGTCAGCATCTTGAGCGTCTTCATTAAAAATAGTCTCGGTAGCAGAAATACTAAGTCGCTTTTTCATAGTACCTGCCATCTTAGTTCTAAGGTGCATTTTGCCACTTTCCGCTCCCGTTGTCGCTACTTGTGCTTCGCAGAAAATATCAGCATAATTTGTTCTTGTAAGAGTAGTCCAAGATTGTGAAGGTGCGCCTCCTGTTGCAGGGTCATCATCAGTAGTTACACCTCTCCAAATCAAATGCCCTAAGTCATCCCCATTAGTAGGAGTAGCACTGTTTCTATACAATGCTACATCGGGTGCGGCTGATGCACTATCATCTGTTGTTTCAAATAATGCGGCGTAGTTAGTATCAGTGGTTTTAACATGTAATTTTCCCGAAGGGCTATCAAGCCCTATACCAACTCTATTATTATCACCTTTTACAAATACTGTGTGGGTTTCTCCACTTGTTTCAACTCTAAAATCACTATCAAGAGAACCATTATTGACTACCACTTCTGTAGCATTACACTCTATTCTATTTCTTTCTGTACCGGCCATAATAGTTCTAATGAATAACTCTCCATCTTCTGAACCTGCCGATACATCATCTGCCTTAACATAAAATTGAGCATAGGTTACATCTGCGGGAGTACCTGCATCATCCTTTCCTCTAAAGATTATATGGCCTAAAGAATCATTATCGGCGGCATCTGTTCCACTATTTCTATACAAAACTAATTCGGGGCCGGTAGCCGCCCCTGTATCTGTTGATTCAATCAAAACCATTGGATTATTATCATCTGTACCTGTAGCAGACTGAATATGCAAATCAGCAGAAATAGTATCTCCCGTTCCAATTCCTACCTTTGATTGAGAACCGTCAATTCTCATTACTTCAGTAGGAGTCCCACCATCATTTACCTTGAAAATAATATCTTTATCTTGGACTACATTTTCAAAAGTTACATCACCATCCGAATCTGCATCTACTGTCATTGCTTGAGTATAAACATTAGAATTAGCATAAGCAATACTCAAACTATTCGATTCTTTATTTGTGGTAAAGTATTGTATCAGTCTAGAACCGGCAGAAGTCCCACTAGAATATTCTATCATAGCAACAATAGTATCTCCTAACTTAAATTCGGGGACTCTATTTGCTGCCGTAGGTGGTCTTAGATATAGAACATTTACAGTTTCTCCCCCTTCTCTTCCATCAGCCACTACCAGCAAATGATAGCCCTTGTCATAGGTAGTTGTCAAAGAACTATCTGCAAAGGTCTTAGTTGCGACTTCATGATATTTGCCATTGCGTAATATCTTTCCTGCTGCAACGACTAGGTTTCCTCCGGTCTGATTAATGTCAAAATCTGTTCCTGTTTTTACAACAACATTACCTGCTGCCATTTGATTAAGTGCTTTGATTAATCCGGAATGTGGAAAGTCTACTGTATCTACAGGCTGAGTCATACTTGAGCCATTAGCGTTTTGTGAAATATAATGGGGGTTTGGGCTATTGGTCATTTCAGTTCACCTCTATTGTCAAAAATAATTCTAGAGTTTCGGATGCAGTAAATGGGCCAATGCCATCAAAATTCACTCTTGCAACCATATCATTGTCTGTGGTAGGACTAGTAGAATTCTTGAAAATACCTAATTCCCTAATCACCTTTCCCGCAATATTACTTCCTGCACAAGTGACCTTTATTTCCAAAACATTTAGGTCGGACTTTTCAGAAGCAAGAGTAACAGTTGCACCACTAGGAACATCTAGAGCAGTTGCTCTAGGACTAGTGGAATTTCCACCCATACCTATCTCGGCAGTTTTAGCAAGAGTGCTTTTAATGTAAGAAACTATTTCTGTTCGCATATCATCAGTAATCAAAATTCTTCCTCCAATAAATTTGTTATGGTTTCAGCACTACTACTGAAACCTAGTGGAGTAGTTGCCGTATTTAGAGTTGACGCAAAGCCCAATGTAGGCCCTGTAGCCCCTATTTTTCTTGCTAGTAATTTAGTAACTTTTACTTCCAATCCATCTAAAATGTCAAACGAAATTGACCTTTCATCAAATTCTTTCGCTCTTAAATCCGAAGATATTCTTTTATTGTCTGCCAATAGTTCTGCAAATCTATCTTCTAACTGCTTACTATACTTACCCAATTCTAGATGCAACATTCCTAAGAAGTCATGTTGTATCTGTAAAACAATATAATCATCTAATTCTATACCCTCTCTAGGTAATTCTACTTGAACGATATCGCCGGCTCTTAGTTGACTAATGTTAGTATGCCCCACTGTAATGTTAAGTCTTAGATTATCTCCACTGTGAACTCTTAGCAAATCTCCTGCTCTCTCATTAACTGCCTCTTGAGAAGTCAAATCCTTTTCATGAACTTCTAGAGTTTTTCTTCCAACCTTTTGAATACTTCTCAAATCCTTTCTAGTTCCTTTGTGGGCATTTCCATAAACAATTATTTCATTATAGAAATCAAACAAATTCTTTGCCTGTTTATATTCAAATATCTGATGGTCTCCATCTTCACTAAGCAATACTTTAGGATAATTGGAATCAGATGTTTCGTTGACTATACTAAAGGTAGGTTCTTTCTTATCATATAATGTAGAAGCAGTATATGATTCTAGTATTGTTTTCTCCTTCTTGCTAAGAACTAAATTAATGGCAGAGAACAAATCAACGCCCTTGTAATTAGGAGCCAAGAAATACGGGAAAGGGCTTGCTTCATCAGTAAATTCTATGTCGTTGCTTTCTAATAAATCGTTTATTAATTCATCACCTTCATAGCAAATATTAGCAACCGCACCTATCATTCCTCTTTTAGCATCAGAAGAAATCTCTCCATTTACGGTTAATGTAATTGGTTCACTCATAGATACTACTCCAAGAGTTTCTTCCATCTTATCAAAAGTTAAGAAGTGTCCTATATCATCCCCATTATCTGTATAAGTTACAGAAGTCTTGTAGGCTTTTTCTCCATCAGAAACTACCATAGTTAAATCGCTATTCGGAGTTAAGAGGCTTTCCATTTTATTTGCTTTTCTTTGAACTATATAGTGACTATCAGTTTCTCCATCTATGTCTATCGGAACATACATGGAAAGTGCTGCTTCCCTTCCTCCGGTATTATGAAATCTTTCAAAAGACCTCCCTCCACTTTTATTTCTAACCATATAAGAATTAATATCGTGAGGCTTATAACACATATCCTCTCCACTAATTTTAGTATAGGCTGAAGATAGAGTATTCATTCTAATTTTCTTTGGAGAGAAATTATAAAAGCAGGTGTGGTTTGGCTGCATTATTCTATAGAAGTCGGTGACTAAACTTCTATCCAAAGTTAAAATGTGCCTTTCGGTAGAATTAGTAGTGTCTATTTCATGGGATATTACATAGGCAATAATATTAGGAGTTTGCTCGTTTAGAGATGGAGTATTTGCTAATAGGCTAGTATATTCTTGAACAGAAAAATCTTCATCATAATATTTCCCTTTCTCCGAAACTAGATAACATCCGGTTAAATCATTCATTAATCTTAGGCTCTTCCTATTTATATTAGGAAATGGTATTTCGTTAATAGAGGTTCCATCGGTAGTAATAGTATCATTTTCATCGAAGTAGGTAATGCTTGTCACATCTGTATCTAAATCAATAGTATAATGATAGACATTTCTATTTCCGGCGGCTTTATTAGCAACTACAGGAGTGTTAGTAAGATATAATCTAGGCTTGAATCCCATCATTACTCCATCTGCATCGTCAGAATAAGTTCTAGATGTATGATTAGATGTTCCATCTATACTTTCTGCAAAGTCATTAAGTAAGCCTAGACCTATTAATTCAAAATTAAGTGCAGTTCGCAATTCTCCTGTTGCTTTGATTGGCCCCCCAACTGTTCCTTTAGAAACAGTGCTTCCTCCGCCATTTTCTACATCAAATCTATCTAAGAATACGGGTAAAAATGGATTTAGATAGCAATCTGCTCCCGAAGGAGAGTCATTCTCATCTACACTATTTGTACCGAATAAAAGTTCAAAAAATTGTGAAGGATGATTAGTATGAGTAGAACCAAAAGGATTACTGCTTTTTAACACTACAGGAAGAAAAGTGTTAGGAGACCTATGCCCACTATTGTCACTTTCTGGGCCCTGCATATCTAGTTCTATTCCGTACTTGCTATAATACGCAGATGGATTCTGCCCATAATGAGAACTGCCTATATCATTAACAACAATAGATTTTAGCATCTGAATTTCCCTATCCACAAATACAAATGTGTCTTCTTTACCATGTCCTTGTAAAGGAATAGAATAGTTAGTAGGGTCTCCACTAGAATCTCTTAAAGCCGATATTGAGAATATGTATCCTTCGTAATAATTTGTTCCATTCGTTTTTCTAGCGATATCCATTAGAATTATTTTTCCATTAGGACTAGAAAATTCTGTTGAAGCAACTTCTCCTATATATCTCCCATTAGAATCTACTATAATTTGCCTTTCTCCGGTTAAAGTATTTGGATTTATTATAGTATCAGTGGCAATAAAAGAGCCAAAAGTTAGGGTTTGATTTGAAAGACTACCCCCTGTTGTAGAGGCCGATATTACAAAATGAGTGGAATCTGTAATGCTAGTAATGGTGGCCCCCAACGGTATTCCCGAACCTTGAACCGGCATCCCTACTCTTACAGAAGTATTAGTTGGGTGAGTTATTGTTGTGCCATTATTATAGGAACAACCTGTTATCTGATAACTTTGATAGTCTGCCGTAACCACTCTACCTGTACTTGCAAATAAAGTAGCAATATCGTTAAAATTGAAATAACTATAGTTTACTTTAGGTATTACTCTTTCTTTACTGATAATATTTTCTGGGTCTATTTGATTAAAAGCCCAATCAAATACCACTTCAGTTAATCTCATTACTGAAAATCTCTTCAGACTAGATAGTGTCCTATCTGCTGAGATAATAGAAGCAGAAGAATAGTTGCTATCACTTAAAGTAAGTGTAGTAGTTTTTCCTACACTTCCTTCTTTAATATCAGAAGAAGAAGTCTCGATAGGTGCTTCTAACGCAAAGAAATTATAATTAGAAATGTCTCTAGTTTGGCCGTCATACATTAGACTATCATATCTCTTAGAAGAATATGGTAATAAATCAGAATTAGCAAAAAGAAACATTCTTGCTACTTTGTGGTCTATTAAATCTATGTGCCCTCTTAAATCAAATATGTTTTCATGAGTGTTTGTTATTGTTGGGTCATGAGTAAAAAATACTCTTTCTGCTGCGCTACCGGAATGGTGTAAAGTGCTATCAAAAAATCTAGAACCATAAACAGAAGTAAAGCCTCTAGATTCTGGAAGAATATGTGTATCGGAATCATGTCCTGTTTTACCCACTCCTATTATTGGAGTATCGCTTCCTATGCCTAAAACTCCATTAGAAATTCTGTATGAACTTGCATAATAAGGAATCTTGCTAGGAGTTTCTAAATAATATTCTGCTATCTCTTTTATGTTAGTAGTAGGTGTAGAAGTGACTCTGTTGTAGTTTCCCTTTTCTAAGTTTATTATTCTATAGTAAGGAGAACCGTATTTTTCTATGTAAGAAAACTCTTCATCCATAGTGTTATAGTATAGGGGATAATTCATAGGAACTGATTTGTTTAAACTACCACTATTTGTAAGAGGGCTAAGCAAAGAAATTATTTTTCCTGTGTGTAAATGGCCCCCATTTAGTAAATTTAATTCGTGGGTTAGTTTGCTGCTTTCTGAATAGGTGTTTTCTGATAATACCTGTATTGTATTTCCGCTAATAGTTGAAGTCAATTTTCTATCTAAATAAACATAGATTGTGTCATGGTCTGTATGCAATGTGGATAGAATCATTTTTCCTATAAACACACCATTTGCATATATTGGTTTATTATGGTAGTTTCTAGGATTTGATGTTGTAGATAATAATGTAGTGCTTACATCTTTATCCATAGTAAAGAAAGTTGTTCCCGAAGTCCCTGTGCTACAAGCCCCTAAATCAGTAAAAGTAGCATTTTGGGTATTAGCGAAATTAATGTCCACTCTTCCTAAAGTTAGAGGAATATGTGGGGCTATCTCCACTAAGGTTTTTCCATCAGAATTCTTAACACTAAGTATAGAAAAATCAATCAGTGTATTTACAGTGTCAAAATCTTGAAATGTCTTGGTAGAAGCATTATCGTCTAATCTTGCTTGGAAAGAAGAGTCATCTTTTATTTTCTCAACTCCACTGATAAAATACCCTAATGCCCTAGAATCATCGCTAGCAGAAGTACCTACTAGTGTGCCCGATTCTGCCCCTACAGAAGTTAGAGTCTGACCACTCTCGAAAATTAATCCTCTATTAGAAGTAGCAGTTAAGTCTGTAAGAGTGTTTTGAAAAGAATTTGCAGATAAGGCTTTATTGAAAACATAGTGGTTTTTTCTAGAGAAGGCTGCTAAGTCATCTCCTTCTTCAGTTCCTCTATTACCACTACTCTCAGCAAGAGACTCATTTTCTAAAGTAACTCTAGTGGTGCTGGTGACTTCGGCTATTCTTCCGACATAAGATAGAGTTAGATGTTCCTCATGAAAAATGTAAATGTCGGTTCCAATATCTGTTGTTGAATCAAAATTGTGTGTAAGCGCACTACCGTCTGAAGTATTTTTGTAGTCTACAATCTTACTATCAAATGAACAAACAATATAAGGCCCATTGGTGTGAAGTTCAACAGGGTTATATGGACTATTGCTAGAATAAATTATATCTTGAGAATGTAAAGTATTGTCATTTATTATAGGAGACAACAACTTAGCAAAATTGTTTCTTCCGGATATGTCTAGAATTCTTTGCCCATTTTCTTGATAGGAATCTACGGTTTCTATTGTCCCATTAAATTTCTCTATTTCTATTTCATATTCTCCTTCTAAATAATTTAAGGCAGAATTACTTGCAGTCCCATATGATTTATTGGTGAAAGACAAATCCATCATCTTCTTTTTAGCAGCAATAGAAGTAACGCTTGCTCTTAAGAACCCAAAATCCTTAGAAATGAATTTTATGAATAGATTGTTAAATCTTCCATTTACTAGTGGAAAATTTGTCATTAGGGTTTTATCTGCTCTATTAAACGCCCTTCTGTATAATTTAGAACCAACAGATATAGTTGGGTCTGATGAAGCAACGAACTTTCCTTCCACTTCATCTGCTTTATGGAATTTATTGCTAGATGAAGTTTCAAGGGTTAATGTTTGATTAGCAGGAACGCTTCCTGTAGCGGCAACAAAAGTACCTATGGAGTCTATAATGAAAATTGTTTCTCCTATCTTAACCTCATCTTTTGTATTTACGAAATTATTCAAATCAAAATCTGTAGTGAATGTGTATGTAGGAGAAGAGTCTGTTAAAACTTCTACATCTAAATCAAACCATTCTTCTAAATCTGCTCTATGAACAGTGTGCCTAATTCGATATGATTCATTTTCTAATACCTTTTTATTCTGAATCCTAAACATATCTGCTATCTTTGTCTCAGCATATCCACCTCTATTTCCATAAGATTCGTAGATTATATTATCGAATACACCAAACACTTGATTTGATTTATCGGGAGAATATTTGTAGTGTAAATATCTCTTTGGCCCTGTATATACTAAATTCGAATGAATATCATTTGCATCTCTCCTAGCATTGGGGAAAGCATCATTATAGTCTGTAAAATCTAAAGTGTTTGGGGTATTTCCTTCATTAGAAGTATTTGTTTTGGGAGCATCTAAAGTCTTTAAATTATCTACTACTGTTGCCCTCAAATTGTATCTACTATAGTCTACTATATCTTCAGCATATTCTGTAACTGTAAGGAAAGTAGTTCTTGTGATTGGCTTGAAGGTAAGAGTAGTATTAGTATTAGTAGCAGTGGTATCAACACTTAATGTAAAACAAGTTGAGTTATTAACAGTTGAAATCGTAGCCCCATCCGGTATTCCTGTTCCCTCTACTGATAAACCTGCGACGATGTTGACATTTGCATCATGAGTAATATGTCTTACACTTGTAGTAGAACCATCCGATAGTCCCGATGTATGATTAGTATCACAAGTTGCATCAGTAAATGAAAGTCTAACTTTACCCTCCGCACTAGCAGTTTCACAATATGCAAAATACTTGGTTCCATGATTTAATTGATTTTTCTTATCCACTTTATCATCAAAGAAATAGAATAGGGGTCTCGAACAAAATAATTCAAATTGTAAATCGCTTTTTATTCCAGCAGATAGTGCTATTGGGTTAGTCGTTTTTAGAGGCCCCTTGAATAGCATGTACTTAGTACCCTTTGGTATTTCTGTTCCCAATCTTGGTTCGAACTCAAAAAAGTCTCCATCAACATCTCCTTTCAATACTTCTGTAACTCTAGCAAAATGATGTAAAGACGAGTTATCAGAATGAAGCAATACAAAATAATGGTGTAGAGAAAATGCAGAGGCACTATAATGGTCAGTAGAATCTATTAATTGAACCCCTTCATCAATAATAGAATCATAGCATTTTATTCTGTACCCTTCAGTAGTGGCTAAGTTTTCTCTTTCAGTATTGGAAGTAGAAGTTCCGACTTCATTGAATCTTATCGTTCCATTAGTATCATCTGCAAAAATTCCTGTAAAGATTCTGTCTGTAGAAGATAGTGTCTTGGCTAAATTAATGTGAGGGTTTGTAGGAACATCATAGTTTACAGGAGTAAATTTAATTGTGCTTGCTATAGAACCTGTAGTTGCTTTACTAAGAGTTATTTGGCTACTACTATCAATACTTTTGATAAAAGTATTTTCTTGAAGATTAGAGTGCCCTGTAACTTTCATCCCTACAGTTAAGTTAGTTGTACTTACAGAAGTAACTGTAGCAGAAGAACCACTAACACTTGCGCTGGAAGCATAAAATTCCTTCATTCTTCCGGTAGCAAGTATATTCAATCTATCACTCATAAGTCCACCTCCTCGAATCTAAAGTAAAACAGGGTATCATCGAAATTAGGAAGCAAACTACTAATTCCCTTGAATTCTTTTCTCCTAACTCCCATCATAGACATTTCGTGTATCTCTCCCATAAATTGCTTATTTGTAGTAGCCGAACCTGCTCCTGTAGAACCTGTCCCATTTGCCCCTATGTAGCAATCCTCTTTGGCAAAAGAAAAAGTAGAATCTGTTGAATGCGTATTTGTCTTAACCAAACTCCCATTAAAGAATATATCCAATGCTCTATTAGTTTCGTTGAAAGTACAAGCAATATGGAATGTATTGTGAGTATACATAGCCATATGTTCTGCCTTTAGAAAGAGGTCTTGCCCACTTTGTAAAGCGGTTGCAGGAGTAGTTGTAAGAGTTACATCACTTCCGCTAATACTTTGAATTGTTCCTAGTGATGTCATTACATTATTGACCAAGACAAATACTTCTTGTTTTCCTCCTGCAAATAGCCTATTAGCACTTCCTGCCGTAAATGTTGCACCGCTAGGACTACTGATACTAGTAGCCCTAATGTGAGTTTTTCTACCATCAGCAGTAGTATGCAAAGATGGAGAAAAACCTACTGCTCCATCAAAGCGATAAAATTGACTATTTGTTGGAACTATGACTTCTTCAGTAGTATAAGTTTCAGTAGAAGTCCCTAATTTTAATCTAACTCTAATCTTATATCTAGCAGGATTATTTTCATTATGTAGGGTAGAATTAACTAAAGATATTTGAAAATTAGGATTATAGAAAATCATCATTTCATGAGTAAGTCTAGCAGTTCTTGAAAGATATAACTCGCTTTGGTGATTGCCTTCTGTTCCCGCAGTATATACACTTTGAGAAATTGCCGGCATTACTCTCTTGTCACTATATGTAGGAGCAGTTTGATTGGAATGAGTTCCATATCCATTTATCTCATAAGGAGTAATTATACTTTCAAAAGTGAATGAGCCTTCATGTGCCCATAGTCCGTAGGCGATATCGTTTGTAGTAGAAGAATCTCCTCCTGTATCTACAACATTATCACTATAGTCTATCTTAACATGACCATTGCACATAACAGGAAAGACCAATGACCTTTGGTTCCCTGCTAGTATCTCATACATTTGTTTCACCTCAAGGGAATACTGTTGCTACTTCAAAGGTCATGCTGAAAGAAACTTCTACAGTATCAGAAGTAAAGTCACAACCGAATTGTCTGATGAAACCTTTTACTCCTTCAGATGTTTCGGAAGTTGGAAAATCATTCGGGAAAGGAACTCTATAATTGTCTAATTCATTTGCTGCTCCTCTAGAAGCAAAGGTAAATGGGATGTTTCTCTCAGTAACTTGAGTAAAGGTTTCATCTACTGTAGAAGGAATAAGAAATACCAATTCATCAAATGCTTGATGTTGTGCTGCACCTGTAGAATCCACCCCCGACGCAATCATTTGAGCAATTTCGTGAGCAGTATAATTCAATGCTCCTTTATTGTGGCCCCCTGCACCCTCTTTGGTTATGGTTTCGGGCAAAATAAATCCGCTAATACTAATGCTTTTTCTAGACATACCTGCATCTAAAGCGGCTACTGTTGCCTCACCAAAAGTTAATCCGCTAATAGGAACAGGCATAGACGGAATCGTTTTATCTGTAGATATTCCAATAGAAGTTACTTTTAGAGGTATGACATTTTTTGTCAAGTTTCCTCCATTTGCCTTTGTTTTAAGATATACATAACTCATTTAATCACCTCATAGTTCTAGAAGAAGTGGTTCTGTTAATTTTATTGTTTACCATATTTCCAATTCTTTCTGCAATTCTTCTAAGTTCTCCATCAGAAGTATCTCTTGCATTGATTGTAATGTTGTTGTGAATGATAGTTCCGCCTTGTGCAGTAGCGACCATCCTTCTACTTTGAGCATTAGAATGAACTCTAGCACCTCTAGGAAGATTGACTAATTCGGGGCCTCTTTCTCCCACTACTGCCATTCCACCTTTAGCAATTCCACCATTAGCCATAAATTCTATTCCATCCCACCAATCTCCGATTGCGTCTATTAAATCTCCAACCGCACCATTAAACCAATCACCTACTGCATTCCAAAACCCTCCACTAAAATAAGAGGTAAACCTATTGGTAATCCATCTACCAAAATAGATTAGAAGGGCTACCCCCGCTACATAAAATGCGCCTCCCCATACTAATAGAGGGATTGCAACAAGAGTTACCAAAAGGGCTTGTAAGAAATTATCTTGGAAATATCCTATTACTCTTTTACTTATACTTGCAACAAAAGAAATTACTAAAGACACAAGTAATCCTATCCCCCCTATTAAAAGAGTAAGTGCCCCCGATATTACAAAATCTAGCATCGCAGG